CTACATGGTAAGATATTTGATATGATGGGGTTATCTAAAACACCATACAATAACATTAATATTCATTGTAATGGGGTTTACGGAGATAAACAGAGTGCAATGGATAGATTTATCGCCAATTTCAAAAGATGTTCTAATTCGGTTAAAAAACGGCTTACAATTGAGAATGATGATAAGGGTTCTATGTATTCAGTAAAGGATTTGATGTATATTCACAAAAAGACCGGTATTCCAATTGTATTTGATTACCACCACCACCAATTTTGTACTGGCGACCTTTCAGAAGAACAGGCACTTAAGTTAGCAGCAACAACCTGGCCAATTGGAATTACACAAGAAGTTCACTATTCCGAATCAAAACGATTACATGAAAACAACCCAAAAGAAAAACCACAAGCTCACTCATTGTATATTAATTCCCTCCCCAATACATACGAATTGGATGTGGATATTATGGTTGAAGCAAAAGCAAAGGAATTAGCAATATTACCATTTATCGGTAAACAAAATATGTGCGAATATAGTGGATTAAAATCAGTAGAAGCATATACATTATAAATTAAATTTAAAAAATGAAAAAATACGCATTATACATCGGAAGATGGCAAAATTGGCACGCAGGACACGAATGGTTAATACGTCAGCAATTGGATAAAGGAAAAAATGTTTGGGTGGCGATTAGAGATGTAGAAGTAGATGAAAACAATCCAAAATCGGCTAATGAAGTTTTAAAAATGCTTCAAAATGAACCATTCTTTCAAAATAACTGGGATAAATTATTTGTTTCAATTATTCCTGATGTTGAAAGTGTAAACTATGGTAGAGGGGTTGGTTATGATGTTGTGTATCATGAACCGCCAGCAGAGATTGCAGAAATAAGTGGAACTAAAATTAGAAAAGGAGAAATAGATGCCAGAGGTAAAACGACACATAGCTAAAAGTGTAAGTTATAGATTTATTGGAACTATAACAACAATTATTCTCACTCTATTTGCCGGCCTTCCTATAAAATGGGCAGGAATGGTAGGATTGGGGGAATTAATAATAAAACCAATAATTTACTTTCTACATGAAAGAATTTGGTATAAATTTATAAAATACGGATTAAAAAAAGAAAAATGAAATTAGTAATTGAAAAAAATGGAAATGGATTTGAAACTAAAGAATTCAGAGAATATCTCAAAACCCCATGTCCAAAAACAGAGATGACACAAGATGAAGCAGATGAATTAAGGCAGCAATTAGAATTGGGATTGCAGCAATATCCTGGATTAGGAATATCTGCTACCCAATTGGGTATTAAAAAAAGAGCTTGTTTTATAAAATTTGGTGATGAAGAATTATTTTTAGTAAACCCAATAGTAAAAGAAAAATCTAAAGAAGGATTTCTTTTTTATGAAGGATGTTTATCTATTCCAAGAACGATTGAAAGACCACTTCGTACAATAAGAGCTTGTAAAGTAGTTGTAGATACGGATAATTTGGGAGAACTAACCTTTGAAATAAATCCAGATGGAGATAAGGCTGGTGAGCAGATTTCAAAAGAAACAATGATGAATGTTATAGTACAACATGAAATAGACCATTTGGATGGATTTACAATTAGAGATAGAGTTTATAGTACAACTATAGTTAAATCACAATCGTATGGTAGAAATGATAAAGTTGTCATGAAATCTCCAGATGGTGATATGATTGAAGTTAAATACAAAAAAGCAAACGAATATTTTTTACAAGGATATGAAATAGTTTAATTATGGAAATTATAATAATATTTTTATTTGTAGTATTAGTTGGAACCGGTTGGGCATCAATTAATTTATTAAGAAAATTAGAAAAATACGAAGATAGTATCGAAAATTTTGAAGATTTTATAAAAGCAGAAACAAAAAGAAACGAAGCATTACTGGAAGCATTAAGACAAATTGACCAGCGTCAAATGTTTGAGAAGGATGATGATGTAGGTTCTATATTTTACCAAATAAAAGAAACCATCGAAAGATATAAAAAATTCCAAAATAATGCCTAGAAAACCAAAAAGTAAGCAGTATTTTACAAAAGATACGGAAGATGCTATAATTGAATATAATTTAACAGATAATCAATTAGTGAAGGATAAGATATATAGAGAAAGAATAAAATCGGCATTTGATAAACTTGCCGAAATCGTATATAACAAATGGAAATTCACCTATTTTGATGATGATCCGCAAGATGTAATGGGTGAGGTTGTTACATTTATGATTGAAAAAATTCATATGTACAAAGCAGGTAAGGGTAAGGCATTTTCTTATTTTACTATTGTTGCTCGTAATTACCTTATTCTAAATAACAATGCAAATTATAAAAGGTATAAGGATACGGATGTAATATCTAATCTACCCGAAAGTTGGGATAAGGAAAATAATTTTAGAGAAGAGGTTCGTAATGATGAATATAGAGTTTTTAATCAATTGATGTTAACTTATTGGGATAAGCATTTGGAAAATTTCTTTCCGAAAAAAAGAGATATGCAAATAGCAGATGCAGTTTTAGAATTGTTTCGCAGAGCGGAGTATATAGAAAATTTTAATAAAAAATCTCTATATTTACTTATCAGAGAAATGACAGGACACCCCACCCACTATATAACAAAGGTTGTTAATAAAATGAAAGAAAAGCAAATGGAACTTTATAGTGAGTTCGATGTAACCGGCGATATAAAAATTTAATTATGATACAATTGGGATTATCAGGATTCTACCACGATTCCGCAGCAGCATTGGTTATTGATGGAAAAGTAATAGCAGCAATTGAAGAAGAGAAACTATCTGGCATCAAGCATGATAGTTCTTTTCCATTTAAAGCAATTCAATGGGTTCTAAACTACGCACAAATTACAATAGATGAAGTTGATATGGTTTGTTGGTATGAAGTTCCGGAAATAAAGTTTAATAGAGTTCGTAAAGAATTATTTGGTGATTGGAGGGATTTTTTATTAGGAAAAGGAAGAAGAAATAAGTTTACTCAAAGATGGTACTTACAGGAAGGAAATATAAAAAATATACTCAATTCAATCGGATATGATGGTATTATAACTTATACAAAACATCATTTATCCCATTTGGCATTTTCTTACTATACATCACCATTTGATGATGCAATAGGAGTATCGGTTGATGCCGTTGGTGAGGATGAAACACTTTTAGCATGTTACATACGAGATAACAATTTTCATAATATTACAAATTTAAAATTTCCAAATTCTTTGGGGATGGTATATTCTGCATTAACTGCTTATTTGGGATTCAAACCAAATGAAGGTGAATATAAAGTAATGGGATTAGCACCATATGGTGATAAAAAGAAATACGAATATGTGTTTGATAAAATCACATTCCATGATAGAACTTTGGATTTGGTAAACATACATCAAAAATATTTCACATATCGTACATCTGAAACTGATATGTTTAGTAGTAAATTGATAGATTTGATTGGGTTTCTTCCCAGATTTAAGGATGAACCAATCGAGCAACACCATAAAGATTTAGCAGCGTCTTTGCAAGCTTGGTATGAATCACAATTTTACTTTATCCTAAATAGGGTAAATAGTAATTGGAATAGTCAAAATGTAATATTGGGTGGTGGTTGTGCCTACAATGGAACTGCCAATGGTAAAATAAAACAACATACATCTTTCAAAAATGTTTGGATTCCATTTGCACCATCAGATGCTGGTTCCGCAATTGGTGCATGCTTGTGGCATTGGCATATCACATTGGGTAATCCAAAAGTAATTGGTGGAGATAATCAATCACCATTCACAGGTCCAGAATATACGGAGATGGAAATACTAACTGCATTGGGTAATACCGATGATTTAAATATATTAGTAACGTCCGATGAATCGGAACTACGTTCATCTGTTGCAAAATTAATAAAAGATGGTAATATAGTTGGGTGGTTTAGGGGTAGAACCGAATTTGGTGCAAGAGCATTGGGCAATCGTTCTATATTAGGCAATCCACATCTTCGTGATATTAGAGATAGAATCAATAGAGTTGTCAAAAAGAGAGAAATGTTTAGACCATTTGCCCCTTCGGTGACACACGAAGATTATCAAAAATATTTCAAATCAGAAGAGGATGTTCCCTACATGAATCAGGTTGTACAAGTTATTTCAGAAACACCAATACCATCGGTAACGCATGTTGATAATTCGGCAAGAATACAGACGGTAAAAAGAGAAGATAATCCACTTTACTATGATTTACTAAAGGAGTTTGAAAAGATAACAGGAACACCTATTTTATTGAATACATCATTCAATTTAAAAGACTATACAATGGTAAATACACCCGAACAAGCAATATGGACATTTAAAAATTCCGATATGGATTATTTGGTATTGGGTAACTTTTTGATTAGTAAATAATTATTAGTATAAATAATAAATTTTATGGGTTCAGAATTTCAACTTTTTGATGGTAAAAACTTATCATCCCTTTTCAAAGATATTTACGAAAATCAATTAAATAAAAAGAAAAACATTTCTGATTTAATTGAATCATTACGCAAACTAATTAAGAACGTAGGTGAAGCAACTGTTATTGCTCCAATCATAAAAGATTTAATTGAGGTATCCGTTAAGAACGATGACCACTTAATTAAACTTGCAACGATAGGTCAACGATTGGCATCTGCAGAAGCAAAAGGTATTGGTGAAGATGGTTGGTTGAGTGATAGTGAAAAAGCCCAATTATTCCAAGATATGGAGGATACTATTAATCAAGTAGAAGAAAGTGTAAAAGAAAGAATGACGGATATTCAAATTGAAATAGAAGAAATAAAAACAAAATCATAATGGAAGCATTTTTAGCAACAGTTAAAAAAGTGTATTTAACCGAAAATGATTTTAGGGAATTAGATACCAATAACGATTTTGTTAAGTATTATAATAATAATAAAAACTTTTTTGGTAAAGATGCAAGATTTCTTGGTGCAATAGAATTTGCAAGAGATTCATCTTACAAAATAGAAAACTATGCATTCCCATTTGATAAAAACAATATGACATTTCCCATTGTTGGTGAAACTGTTTTTATATTGGTAAATAATAGAGAATATTTTTGGATGCCTTTTGCAAATGTCCAATATCCAAACTATAGAGAAGATTATAAAATATCGGAGGCCTCCAAAGAAAAGGAAGTTGAAAATTTAGATAATACATCAAAAAATCAACAATATAAAGAAAATAAATCAACTGGAACACCTAATAATAAACCCACACAAACTGATTCAAAAAAGAAGAGTTACGAAATAAAAGAAAAAATAAAATTTTTAAAACCAAAAGAGGGTGATACAATTGTATCCGGTAGAGTTGGTAATACAATACGATTTTCTGAATTTTTCTTATCTGCTGATGAAAAAACATCATCACCATCTATATTTGTTAGGAATAAACAAAATCCAGAATTTGATAATAAAAAGATAGGTGAATTGGTTGAGGAAGATATAAACAAAGATGGTTCATCGGTTTATATAACTTCCGGAAAAGTAAAAATTCCTTTTAAGGAAACAATAAAAAAACAAAAAGTAGGATTTAAAAATTATCCAAATTCAAAAGATTTGGATGGGGATCAAGTGTTCATTAATTCGGATAGAGTATTACTTTCATCGAAAGCATACGAATTCATAATATATGGAAAAACAAATACAGGAATAATAACCGATGGAAATTTTTCAGTAGATGCTGAAAAGGAAGTATATGTTCATTCCAATAATAAAATAACAATACATTCTGCCGGAAATAATCAGATATTTTTAAATTCCGAAAATGGTAAAATATATTTAGGAAAAAATAAAGGAGAGGGTAATGATGGTGCAGATGTACAAAAGATGGTTTTGGGTGGTGAACTCGTCGCAATAATGAAAGAATTAATTGATGCAATAAACCAACAACAATATTTAACTCCATCTGGACCATCGGCAACGGGTCCAGTTAATCGTGCTACGTTTACTTCAATAAAAAATAAATTAAACAAACTCTTATCGAGTACAAACTTTTTATCTAAATAATGTCGTGGAGTGCATTTAAATCTACTTTGTTACCCGCCATGCAATCTAATTTGTTTGGCAACAATATTGATGGATTTGCTAAAACATTTACCACATCATATGATATTGCAATAAAGGGTGGAAAGGAAACTATAAATCCTATACCGTTATTAAAGGGTAATACTGCCGCAATGGAGGCTCAGTTGATTGGACTTTTAAGACAAACTCAAATGTCAAAAGCAACAACACTATTGGATATAATTGGACCAGCAATAATATCATATTGGGCCGGAGGTACTATGGCACCAATACCACCATTAATACCTGCTCCGGGAGCAATTGCAAACATAGTATTAACACAGGGTACGGTACTTAATCCTGGTATATGGAGTCCGATACCCGTACCACCAAATAACGATTCAAATGTATTTTTAAATGCATTTGTAACTGCAGCAAAGATACATTTATCTACTATTAGTGGATTGTATGTTGTATTAGCACAATATCCACCACCTGCACCACCGGCTCCGGGTGTTTTACCATGGACGGGGTACATTGTACCTGATTAAATTTTAACTTTCAATATTTATATAAAAACAATTATTATGGATTCGAAATTATTAGTCGGATTAATCAAAGAAGTTGTTCAACGTGAAGTTAAACAACAAGTCAAAGAAGAATTGGCAAAGTTGATTAAATCTGGCGTAGTTACATTAAACTCACAAAAAAAAGCAACAACTCCATCATTGAGAGAAATGAAGGCGGTAGTACAAACTGCTCCAATTAAAAAGCAAGTTGTAGCACCGGTTCAACAAAGACCTCAAATTAAAAAGGAATTTACAAAAGACCCGATGATAAATGAGATATTAAATATGACACAACCATTTACGTCAGAGCAGCGTAAAGAGGGTGCTCAATCGGTTGGCAGTGTGTTAGATATGATTAAGCCCGAATTGAGAGTGGATTCGGATGAATGGGAAACAATGGATTTTAGGGATATAGATGTTCCTCAAAGTGCTCCTCAATTCGAATCAACTGGAGATGAGTTACAAGATGCTACTATAAAGGCATTAACAAGAGATTATTCAGAATTAGTAAAGAGATTTAAATAATGGCAATTGAGTTAGGTAAAGTAAATGTAAACGATCTAACCGAAAACAATTATAAAAAAATTGGAATAGGTATAAATAGAAGTCCAGATGTGGATGGTATATTTGCTGTCAATTACACTACACTATCGCAAGCTAAAAGTAATATTATTAATTTACTATTGACACAAAAGGGAGAGAGGTTAATGCAACCTGATTTTGGTTGTGATATTTGGAGAGTATTATTTGAACCATCGGTAGATGGTGATACGGATATTTTAATAGAAAATTCTATAATAGATGCCGTAAATACTTGGTTACCGTATTTAAACATTAATCAAATAATCATTGATAATGATGATGAACAAAAAGATAATAACAGAATTGGTTTGGAAATAAACTTTTCGTTAACATCCAATCCAAATTTGAGAGAGTCGGTAAAAATCGTACTAAATAATTAATAATGGCAATAAAAAGTGTAAAAAAATCTTGGGGAACAAATAAAGACATAAATTATGTCGGAAAGGATTTTGAATCGTTAAAGCAAAATTTAATAGATTATACAAAAACATATTTTCCAAATACATATTCCGATTTTAATGAGGCATCGCCAGGTATGGTATTCATCGAACAGGCTGCAGCGATTGGAGATGTTTTATCATTCTATCAAGATACACAATTAAAAGAATCTATGTTGGCATACGCCACAGAGAGGAAAAATGTTATGGCGTTGGCACAAGCTATGGGATATAAACCAAAAGTAACAACACCGGCCGTTACTACCCTAACCGTATATCAACTAGTACCATCAAAAGGTTCTCCAAATTATGAACCAGATGATACCTTTTATTTTAAGGTAAGTGAGGGTATGCAAGTTGTTTCATCGACCAATTCTAATGTGATATTTAGAACAACCGATGCGGTAGATTTTGCCAATCCGAGCGATAGAGAAATATCTGTACACGAAAGAAACACCAATGGAGAACCTACGTTCTATTTAATAACAAAAAAAGTAAAAGCAATATCGGCAAGGGAAGTATCTACAACAATATTTGTTGCTGCAGGTGATTTGGATTATCCATCCGTAAATATTGGTGATTCTAATATAATTGAAATAGTTTCTATAACTGATGAAAATAATAATAGATACTATGAAGTTCCATATTTGGCTCAAGAAAGTATATTTGTTGAAAAACCAAATACCGATATAAATACAAGTCTATCAGAATATTCGGATACAGTTCCTTACGTTTTGGAATTACAAAAAGTTCCAAGAAGGTTTTCTGTATTGATTAATTCGGATAATACTACGACTGTGCAGTTTGGAAGTGGTGACGTTACAATAAACGATGAAATAATATTACCAAATTCAAAAAATTTAGGATTAGGATTAGCAAGTTCAATAAAAAGAGTTAATTCATCTATAGATCCATCAAACTTTTTAAAAACAAATACATTTGGAATTGCACCTGCAGGTAAAACGTTGACAGTAAAATATTTAGTTGGTGGTGGTGTAGAATCCAATGTAAATCAGGGAGATTTAACTACAATAAATCGTATCGAATTTGATGAGGATTTATTATCTGTATCTGATAATGATTTACCATTGTATCAAACTATGAAAAATTCAATTGCAGTTGAAAATGAAGAATCTGCAGTTGGTGGAAGAGGGTTTGAATCAATAGAAGAAATTAGACAAAATGCATTAGCAACATTTGGTTCTCAAAATAGGGCAGTTACCAGAGAAGATTATATAGTAAGGGCATTATCTATGCCAGAAAGATATGGAAGTGTTGCTAAAGTATATGTTAGTCCAGATGGAGAAATTGATAACAACTCACCATCATCAATACTGGCCTCACCAAATAATATAGCAGAATTTGTTGGTATTGTTGAGGGGTTAAAAGATAAAAGCAGACAGGATATACAGAGAGAATTGGTAAAATATTTAACTCAAAAGAAAACATCCCTTTCCGAAGTAAATAATCCGTTTGCAATTAATATGTATGTATTGGGGTTTGATTCTAACAAAAAGTTAACAAATCTAAACCAAGCCGTAAAGGAAAATTTAAAAACATACATAGGTGAATATAGAATGGTGACGGATGCTGTTAATATGATAGATGGATTTATTGTTAACATAGGATGTGATTTTGAAGTAATAGTGTATTCTGAATATAATAAAAGTGAAGTTTTGACAAAGTGTCTTACTGAACTACAAGATTATTTTAATATCGATAATTGGACGTTTAATAAACCAATTAACGTTTCAGAAATAGAATTAATAATAGCAAATGTGGAAGGAGTAATGAGTGTACCATCTGTTAAGATATACAATTTATGTGCAAGTGATGGAGGAAATTATTCACCAAATAGGTATAATATAGCAGAAGCTACACAGGGTAAAATAGTGTATCCATCATTAGACCCTTGTGTATTTGAAGTTAAATATCCTAATAAAGATATAAAAGGGAGGGCCTTATAATGCATAAATTATTTTCATCATCATACGATGCAAGTGTATATCTCCAACAACCCGATCAAAATGCGGGTAGAGATGGATTATTAGAAGTTGGTAAACTATATTATTCCGATGTAAAGGATATAGCCCGTTCATTAATAAAATTTAATATGAATCCGGTTTCCCAATCACTATATGATAATAGTGTAACGGGAAGTTGGAAATGTTATTTGAATTTAAAAACCTCTGTAGCGGAAGAGATTCCGTTGGATTATACTTTATATGCAAATGCAGTTTCTCAAAGTTGGACAATGGGAACTGGTACAAAATTTGATAATATTACTACCGATGGTATAAGTTGGAAATATAGAGATGGAATAAATAAGTGGCAAGATATCACATTGGGAGGATCTGCGACTTATATCGCCGGTACTACCGGTTCTGCAAATGCGGAGGGTGGTACGTGGTACACTGCATCCGAATCATCACAATCTTTTTCATATGAAGAATCGGATTTAAGAATGGATGTTACGGGTATAGTTAATTTATGGATTAGTGGAACCATACCAAATAATGGGTTTATAATACACCATAGTTTGAATAATGAGTACAATAATACATTAGATTATGGGGTTATTAAATTTTTCTCAAAAGAAACTAATACTATATACGAACCAAAATTAGAACTAGTTTGGAATGATAGTTCATATGTGGTTAGTGGATTATCGCCTGTAACAGGATCGTTATACGATGATGATTATAAAGTGGTTCTAACTAATTTTAAAACAAAATATCCAAAAGATAGTGTTGTAAAGATAAGATTAAAGGGAAGAGATATGTACCCATCCAAATCGTTTGGGTCAACATTCCAATACGATCAAGTAAAATATTTACCAACAGGATCAACATATTATCAATTAGAGGATTATGTTACAAGAGAGGTAATAGTTCCATTTGGAGAATATTCAAAAGTAAGTTGTGATAGTAATGGTAATTATTTTAAATTGGATTTATCCACATTACCTATAACAAGAAACTATTTGGTAAAAATAAAAGTAGTAGAGGGTGGTATATCAACAATAATTGATAATAAATTTATGTTTGAAATCGTAGAATAATGAGTGGAGAACTTACATCATTAGAAGCAATTGCTCAAAAGTTGCAAGAAAAAAGAAAGCAAGATTTAGAAAATATCCTTTCAAGGGATGGTTCTGCTGCATCTGTAAAAAATGAATACAATGTTACAAATGTAACTGATGAAAGTGTTGCATCCTCTCTATTATTCAAATCATTGGTAAAACCAAAGTATGATAATGAAGAATTATTAAAAGCAGTTGATACTGAAGTTAAAGAATTAAAACCAAATATTCCAGTACCTAAAAAAGATTTAGTTCCTAAACCACTATACGATGAACAATTAGTAATAAATGATGATTTAACAAAACAACTAAAAACTGCAACGGATTTAGCTGAAAAATTACAATCAGATATTGCCAATGTACGATCACAATTACAAACTGAAATAAATAACCGATTATCTATTGAGCAATCAAATGATACGTTGGTAAATCAATTAGATACATTAAGTAAAACGATTGATGATTTTGCTATTCAAATATCTACTGCATTACAAAAATCAATAGAGGAGTCAATTTTAAGAACCTCATTACAAGCACAAAATACAGGCTTTAAAGCACAGATTAAAGCATTGATAAAACAAATTGATACATTAAACTCAATAATAGAGGGATTACAATCACAACTTGGTGCAGTACAACAGCAACAGGCAATCGTACAAGGAACACAGGCGGAAGCATTGGCAGCTGGTGCGGATGTTATTAATGATGTGGTAGTATCTAAATTAAAGATAAAGTCAAACCCAAACAGGGCCGAAGTATTTGCAATATTACAATCCGGAGGAGGGCATAAGTGGATAAATGGACAAACATTAATATTAACTAATAATGATAAAAATCCAGTTGATGTTAGTATAGTTGCAAACTTTGCAGGTGGAAATCCTAGATGGTTCAACTTTAATGAAAGTAATTTTAGTTTAGCAGCAAATGGTGGTACAAAAGAAATTGAATTAAGGGTTAATGAAGGTGCAGCTGCTAGTTATGATTCCAAACCAAAGGGAGGTTTTTTTGGAGGCCATACAGGATCTAAAGATTATAATGGTAATGATTTAAAAGTTACTATAAAAAGAATAGATGGTACGGAAAAATCAAAGTTTTATAAAATAGGAATGATAAAGGCACACCCTAAATCCTATCCAGAATATAACTAATAACTATGAGTATTAAAAAATATACAAATTTTGAAAATATAAATCTTAAAACAGAAAACGAAGGAAAATTTCTGAATAAAGAAGATATTTTTATTGTTACCAAAAATGAGATTGAGGGTACTGAATTTGGTGAGTGTAAATATGATATTATGGAGGTTGCTGTTTATGATATAAACAACAATCTATTACCCCATAAGTCAGGTAGGAATGTAGCATACATAAAAACAAATGATATTAAAAACTACCTATACAATATAACAAATGTAACAGGCCTAAAAGAATTTGCAATTAATATTGAAAAATTATTAGAAGATTTAGGATTCACCAATGGTATATTGAAGGTTAATATAAATTTTGTAAGAAACAGTGTCGGTTCCGATGATATTTTAAATAGGGTTTGGATACATGAAATATCCCCATCAAGAGAAGAAGTTAGGATTATACCATTAAAAACATCAGATTCAAAAATAACAGAATTAAATAAAAAAGAATTTTCTAATTTAAATAATTTAAATAAAGATTTTTCTTATTATAAGAAAACACTTTTAGATACATTGAATTCTTTTGAAAATAATTTTTTAAATAAAGTTGATGATTATTTGGAATCAAAATATGGTAAAGATTTTTTTAATATTTTAAAAAAAGATTTTGGATTAAGTAGATTTGATAATTTTAGAAAAAAAATATTTGATGATTTTAAAACATCCGTTAATTATTATTTAACGAACAAAAATTATAAAATAACCGAATCAAATTTTGGAACACCATCTGATATAAGATTTGAAGATTGTGAAAGATATAACTTTTCGGATATACTAAAGGGAGTTGAAGATTCTTTATATAATTGTATAGAATATAATTCTTCATTTTTAAAAAGAAGAAATGTAAAAATAGAATCTATACCTGAAGAATTTAAAATTATAGAATTAGAGAAGCAAATACAAAATATAACAGATTCGTTTCCAACTCCTGTTGTTGAGAAGGTAAACGTATACAAACCATCCGAAGTTAATTTTAAATTTGATGATACCATACCAAAAAATTCTTCAGAATTAATAATATTAGATCCGGGCCCGGCGGATCCTATTTTGACTCCGCCAACAGAAGATATTATTGCACCTCCACAAATTGCTGAAGATGAACCAATAATTAGAGACCCTTTACCTGCAGAAGATCCTACACCAATCATTGGTAGTGGTGGTTCCACCGGTGGTGGAGGTGGTGGGATGGTTAGAGATGAATCGGGTGGAACAACGGGGGATTGGTTTACAATTAACCAACCAAGATTATTTATAGAATAAAATATTTATATAAAAAGAATGGGATTAGAATCACCAACTGAAAATCTTTTTGGAGGAGACGTTACTACAAATAACCAATCACTTCTCGATGGTACAACCGTAACTACAACAGGCACGAGCGATACACTAATAGGTGTAGGTGGAGGAGGTGGGGGCACCTGGGTTCCTACATCTGGAAATGATGGAACATTAAACATATTATTACAATCCGTCGATGCTGCTAGATTTTTAGAAAATAAAGTAGATGTAGGAATTGGTACATCTGTTAAATTAACCTATTCTCCATCGCTTACATTTGGTAATTCGAGAACATATAATGCCGAAATAGATGGTAAACGAACTTTAAATTATTTTATTGTATCGGTAAAATCTACACAAAGTATAACAGGAAGATTTTTAGATTCGGACCAATTGTTTGTAGAAGAATATTTATATGATTCTACAAATGCAAATTATGTACTGACAAATGTTCGAGAATTTAATAGTACATCCGGTACAATAGATTTACAATTTTTATTTGAATCCAAAGCTAGGCCCATTGTCACATTAAACCCAGAGCCGGATCCTCCAATATCAACCCCACAGGATGATACTACGCTTGGATATGAAATAGTATTTTCAAGTAATTTTAATTCAGAATTAGGCGATGTGTTATCATTGAAGTATAAGTTATCGACTGATACAAATGATATAGTTGATGAGGATATTATATTATTATCGGAAGGTTCTACAGATGGTAAACAAATAAAAAAATCAATTTTAGATACAGGTTATATTGTTTTTGAAATAGATGGGGTATTACCAAAGAATACATTATACTCATCAATCTATTGGGCAAACAAAACAACCGCAGAAAGTAATATAAACGATTTTACAAAGTGGAATAAAGTTACGGAATCATTTAGAATATCTTCAAAAGAATTATTGAATGGCGTTGTTGTATTCGCTGAACTGGAAAAACTTATTCCATCTGAAAGACCTAAAATAACGATATCAAAGGATAGATACGATGTTGAAGTAAAAGAATCCGATGATGAAAGGGTTGTTAGATTACAATTCAATACAGAGAACGCCGATTACGTTAGAGCATATATATCCACCGATTCATATGTTAGAGTAGATGCTATATCTGGAGTTGTTGAGTTATTTTTTGTAAAAGATTTTTTAAAAGTATACGGACTTAAAAAGGTTATTTTAGTTTCAGAAAGTGAAAAGTATGGAACGGGGGATAAAGTAGAAGTAATGATTAATTTTATTTCTATAAACGATTTTCCATCTGTTACTCAAATAATATTTCCAAATGAAATAGATATACCAAGCTTTTCGGATTATAATATTGATTATGAGGTAACATATAATACTTTTGCATCTACGCATGTAAATGTTGAATTATTACAAAAAGATAAAACAAAAATTTCTTTATTTAAAAATTTAGCACCAAATAGTTTCTTTAAAATAAATTTAAGAGACTTGGCTAAATCGTTTCCAAATTGGAATGGAAGTGATAATATTACATTGATACTTACACCAATCAACACAGGCGGAGCAAAGGAGTTGGTTGGTAACATATACGAAATACAGACAAAACTAATATTACCAACGATAAAGTTAGATGAAGATTCTATACGAAAATCAATATATGATGCGTTTGTAAGTACGATTCCATTTTCGGAACCACAAAAAGAAAGTAAATATTTAACACATCTTGCAAATTTTGGAAATGATGAACAAATATTAATTTCATCATGGGAACAAGATAATTGGACTCTATCGGATAAAAAAGAAGATGAGTTTGGAAATATAACAGTTACCAATGAAGTAAAATCTGTAATATTAAAATTATACAATCCACTCCCGGCCGATGTTTTAGATAATTCAACTTTTTGGATTACTAAATTGATGGCAAATCCATTAATAGAGACTGTTATTTTAAATGATCAGGATGTACTATCCTGTCCTCCTTTAAAAGGTCCAAATTTTGGAATTGATATTGATTATGTAAAAGGTAAATCAACTAATTTTGAATCTCTTGATGACTTAATACTGAGCGCATCAGTATCTAGTTCATCTGAACTTATTCAAAATTATTTAAGTTCCTCTGTATTTGATACATCAAATTTAAACGTACAATATACAAGTGGTTCAAATATAAACACAGGATCCGTATTATGGGATAACTTTGTACATTTCAGTTCTGCAAAAGAAAGAGTTATTAATTTTAGATATAAGGTAGAATTAATAGAAGCATATGAAAGTGCAATATCATCATCCTATCATGGTGGTGGAAGTCATACAACGACGTTATCCGCAATACAAGAGAGAGAAAAAAATATTGCAAAAAAGAGAAAAGTAATACAGGGGTTTGATGGATTCGAATCATTCTTATACGAATCATCATCTTTCAGTTGGCCATATAATGGTAGTGATAGGCGATTAAACACAGATGGTGTTGTAGAAAATTGGTATAATACCATTGTGGAATTGGCGGATGTATATGATACAACAAATTACAACTATGTTTTAAATAATGTACCTGCATATATTTCCGATTATAGTGAAAATGAAACTTACTTGCTATTCTTATCAATGATTGGACATCATTTTGATAATATATACTTTTATACAAAAGCAATAGAAAGGAGTAGAGGGTTAGGATATAAATCAAAAAACGGAATATCGGATAAACTATTATATGATACTTTAAAATCATTTAATTGGGATGCGTTAAATTTAGATAGTAGTGCGCAGTTGTGGAAATTGGTTTTTGGAATGGATTCTGATGGAAATACTACACAAACTAATCCAGTAAAACAAAGAACATATGAAGTTTGGAGAAGAATAGTAAATAACTTACCATACCTTTTAAAACACAAAGGAACCAGACGTGGTATATATGCGTTGATGGCGTGTTATGGTATACCTTCATCAAATTTATCAATAATAGAATTTGGCGGCCCTCAACCAACCGATGTTGAAACTACAAAGGGGAAATTTATATTTGATAATATATCAAATGCTATTGTTTTCAATGAGGGTGCATATATAGAAATGCCATGGAAAAATACGGATAAAGGAAGGAAGCCGGATACTATTGAAATGTTTGTTAAACCCGCATATTCTGCGGAATGGACATTGGTAACGGGAAGTGGAGATTGGGGAATATTTGTTAGTGGTTCACCGGATAGTTCATATGGAAAAGTTATATTTGATTATGGCACGAGCACATTAGAAACAATCCAATTACCAATATTTAATGGTTCTTTTTTTGGTATATGTTTGACAAGGGAAGTTGATTCACCAAATGATACATTTACATTAAGTGTTAGGCAATCAAACAATGATAGAACAGTATTCAACAATAGTGTAACTATATCACCCGCATCACATAATTACGATTCAGGAACAACATTGAGAATTGGTGATAGTGGTAGTTATAGTGGTAGTATAGATGAATTCCGTTTATGGAGTGAAGTATTAAATAAAGATGTATTTTATCAACATGTTTCCTTTCCGGAGATGGTTAATGGTAATAGTTTAAGTTCATCTACATCCGATTTATTCTTCCGTTTAGATTTTGAATATCCTAAAAATTTAGCAGTATCACAATCGTTGATAAATGTTGATACAAACATATATTATCCATTAATACAAATTAACCCATCTAGTTCTTTACAAATAACGAGAAATATATTAGAAGAAACGGGTTCTATTGGTAACAATGTAATTTTATCAACCAACGTATCGGCTTCATTTACAGCAAGTGCGTATGGGTTTGTATCACAATCATCATATCCTTATAATTTTGAAACAATAGAGAGAACTAATGTGTTGGAAATACCAAATATAGGTTCATCAAGATACTCAACGAATAAAGTTAGATTTGAGGATCAATACACATTTGATGGTGAAAAAATAAGTGGTAGTGTTGGTGTTGATTTATCTGTAAAAAGTAGAGTAACCAAAAAATCACTTGATCAAGCACCTGTTGATTCAAATAGATTGGGTATATTCTTTTCACCAACGAAGGAATTGAATATTGATATTGCAAA